TACACTCAAGACTAGCACACTTCCGGGCGATGTCAAGAAAAAATCTTTTTTTCTTTTCGGGCGAGTCAGGCGAGTAGGGTACGTGCGACGCGTCAGCCGGGTGGGCGGTCCCCTGTCGCGTCCGTTTCGCCTACACTCAAGACTAGCACACTTCCGGGCGATGTCAAGAAAAAATCTTTTTTTCTTTTGGACGATTCGCTGGGCGTGCGATGGACGGCTCCGGGAGTCTGCACCCGGATAAGCTACTGCCGTCTTGGTTGGACGAGCCGACGTTATTTGCGGGCGAGGTTGGGGAAGATGATGGCGAGAATCCCGTTGACTCGCGGCTTGGTCGTGGTCTTGGCGGTCGCGGCTTTGATGGCGTAGAAAATGAAGAACATGGCACTAGCTCCGGGCGAAAGACTCGGGCCGAACCGCGTTCGTCGCGGCACTCGTTTTCCCGACAACAAAAATGTAGCACACAAAAAACGGAACGCAAATAAAAATTCCGAAAAAAAATTCCCCCCCGCCGGGGCGGCGGGACGGCCCGGCGGGACGGCCGGCGGGACGGCCCGGCGGGACGGCCCGGCAGGGCCGCTAAAATCGCGTAGGAATGCGTCGGACGGGAAAAGACGGGAAAACGGCCAATCGCCCGTCCGAACGCGTTAGACGCGAAACCAGGGGCCCTAGCGAGGGTCTGCCAGAATAGCAGGCTACCTGCCAAAATGGCAAAAAGCTAAGACAAATTGTCTGAGCCGACCAGGACCAGGACCGCCCCTCAAAAAGTAGTGTACAACAGTACATTAAAAAAATTCAGACACAACGTCTGAGTCTCAGACAAACAGTCTGAGGGCCCTCAGACAAACCGTCTGACTCTCAGACAAACCGTCTGAGGGCCCTCAGACAAACCGTCTGACTCTCAGACAAACCGTCTGAAATCCCTCAGACAAACCGTCTGACTCTCAGACAGACTGTCTGAAACTGAGGGGAGGGGTTAGAACTAGCCTCCGAAGATGAAAAAAGGGAAAAAATCCCTAGGTGCCCCACCCTATAGGAGTATATTCTGATTTTGAATTAGGCTCTATAGCAAATCGCAAATCGCAAATCGCAAATCCATATAGGAGTATTTTCTGATTTTGAATTAGGCTCTATCGCAAATCGCAAATTGCAAATTCTGATTTTCAAAAATCTGATTTTCAAAAATCTGATTTTCAAAAATCTGATTTTCAAAAATCTAGTGAAATTTCAAAATCAAATCAGCAAATGGAGCTGCCTCTACTGTATAATACTACCGAAAAAAGGAAAATGCAACTAGAATTTTTCTGTTGATTTGATTTTGAAATTTCACTAGATATTTGCACGCTTTTTGGTCCAAAAAGCGTGCAAAAAGGGTGTGTCAATAGGAATTTTGGGGTTGACGGCGTTCGGGCGATATGGTAGAATAACATAGGGAGCGTTTTTGCACGGTTTTTGGTCCAAAAACCGTGCTAGAAATGGGATTCAAAAATGAAAAAAGCTCTATTCGCCCTGCTCTTATTGCCCTCGCTTGTCTTTGCCGATTTGAAAATCGAAGGACAGGTTGAGGTTCCGGTCTATAAGATGGTGAAATTGAAAGCCACTGGATACGATCCTTTGGCTGGTCTCGTTTGGAAGTGGGACAAAAAAGTCCTAAGTGGTGGAGAGAAAGAAAATCATTTGTGGTTCACTGGACCTCCCGGTGAACATACAATCGACATTTGGGCAATCAGGGTCGACAAAGATAGTGGTAGGACACTTGTCGAGCAAGACAGTGTCACAGTGAAAATCGGGAAGGTCGAGCCAGGACCAGGACCAGGACCAGGACCAGGACCAGGACCAGGACCAGGACCAGCACCCCCGATTGCTGGTGATGGATTTCGATTGCTTATTGTATATGACGACAATAAGCTTTTGAGTTACACACCCGGACAGCGAGAAGCCATACAAGGTGTTGATTTTCGGGCTTTTCTGGATACAAAGACGGCAAAAGACAAAGACAATCCAGAAGGTGCCTATCGCATTTGGCCAAAAGATACGGTTGTGAAATTCCAGTCAGAAAGCTGGAAAGCTGCTTTTACCAGACCTCGGACAACGCTTCCGTGGCTGATCGCCAGTGATGGGAAAACTGGATTTGAAGGTCCATTGCCGGCTACAATGGACGAAACCAAAAGCATTCTCAACAAATTGGTGAAATAATGGCTGATTTCTATAAGGGTACGATCCCGATTTTGGAACCGCACGCATCGAAAGATCGTGATATGTTCCATCCTAAGGGAGCAACTTATGGGTATGAGCCACGAGATTACAAGCTCTATCCAGAAGAGATGTTTCAAGCTCCATCTGAGATGGAGTTAGCCGCTGAGACCGATTGGGATGCTCTCTATGATGAGCAAGAGAAGCTCAAGACAAGTCTTGAACATCTCTACTTATCTGGACCTGGTGGCAATCCAGTTTTTGAAAATCTGGACCAAAACGGTGATGGATACTGCTGGGGTTATAGCACTGGGCATGCGTCCATGCTTGTCCGCTTGTCCATGCACTTGCCGATTGTCCGTCTCAACCCACACTCGATGTGTGCAATCATCAAGAAAGGTGCCAATCAAGGTGGTTGGTGCGGCTTATCTGGTGAGTTTGCTACAGCTAATGGCATGGCTGAAGAAGGCACGGGTCCGGGTCAATGGCCTCTTCATAGCCGAAATCTGAAGTACGATACTCCAGAATGTCGGGCTGCGATGTCCAAGTATATTGTGACTGGTACTTGGATGGATATGACCCGTGAAGCATACGATCGCAATTTGACGACTCGTCAGGTAGCGACGTGTGGATTCAAGAACACACCCGCTCCGAGTGATTTCAATTGGTGGGGACACTCGGTCTGTCAGGTACGTTGGGTACGCATTGAGAGAGGCTCTTGGGGACCTCTCATTCTCAACTCTTGGAAGGGTTGGGGTCGTCACGGATTGGCAGTTTTGCGAGGAAGTCAAGCAATTTGCGATGGTGGCATCGGATTGCGAGCTCTCGCTGCGTGAGGAACAAATGGAAAACATTAGTCTGAAAAGCATTGGTCTGAAAAGCATCATTGCATTTTTGATTTTCACTGGAACGGTATTTGCTCAGCGACAAGCACCGCCAGTGAGTATTCCGCAAGCACCACCGGTGGTCAAGAAATCTGAATGTCCGTGTAGCACGTCTTGCACGTGTACTCCAACGGACACTTGCGGGTGCATCCCATTGAAAGGGATACAAGTGAAATCGTATTCGGTTGAGAAATCAACGATCTTTCAAGCTCCGCCGACGGTTGAAAAATCAATGATTTATCAGCCGGTAAGCTATGCTCAACCGACTACTTATCAGCCGGTAAGCTATGCTCAGCCGACGATTTCTCAGCCGGTGAGCTATGCTCAACCGACGATTTCTCAGCCGGTAAGCTATGCTCAGCCGGTAAGCTATGCTCAGCCGGTAAGCTATGCTCAGCCGGTGAGTTACCAAGCTCCGTCCTTGATGCGAGGGAATCAGCTTTTCCGATCTTTTAGGTCTGGTGGAGCTGTCTGTACAGGGCCTAATTGCGGGAGGTGATCTTTGTCTGAAGAATTTGATGAAATCCATCTCGGCAATATGGTCTTGAAAAAGACTGATGCTGGTTGTGGAATCTTCATCAGTTCTACCTACGGGGAACCTGGTATCTCAATCGTTTGTGCTCAAGGTCGGAGTACGATTGGGATTCATCATCCTGGTAGGGGCAATTGTGCTATTGGGATGGGTGTCGATGCCTTCGGTGCAGGGTATCTCCAAGTCTCAAATGACAAAGGAGATTTGGTAATGCTCTCATATGAAGACATTGTCAAGTTAAAATCATTGTGAGCTCCTAATTTTAGGAGCTTCTTTCTCAAGGAACTGAATCATGGCAATTGATTTGATCGCATACCCGACCAGCTTGGGTGACAGTCTGAAGATTGTCATCATGAAGCTTTCTGGTCAAGCTGTTGATGTTGAAGAGCTTGTGCATTCTGGCTATCACGTTGTCGGCTTTGCCCTCGGTCAGACGTTCCCCGGTGCACATCCGGCACTCGGAGCAAAGCCAACGATGGCTTGTGACAGTGAAGAGCAGCTGAAATGCTGTCTGGAAGACTGTCAAGCCAAGCTCGACGAAACCAAAGCGAAGAAGCCGAAAAACGCGAAAGAAGATCCGAAGGGGACGAAAGAAGATTTCGGTGCAAGTGCCGAAATGACGGCGTTCCCGTGGATGCAGATTGCTTTGACACTACTTCCGCTCGTGCAGAAGTGGTTGGCCAATCGCTAAGACAATTTAGCGACAGTTGCTAAATTGTTTTAGCGGCAGTTGCTAAGGTGGTACACCGATCTCACTACTATCCCTCCCCAACAGGAAATGCTAGTGAGATCGGCTAAAATGATGGCTCGCTACCGCCATCATGCAGGTGAGAGACCGGAGATCAAGGTCTCCGGTCTCTTTTATCACAAAAAGAGACAACTATGGATAACAAATTTGAGCGAGTGGAATCTGATAGTCCGCTCCGCTGTCAAGGTATCTCAAAGATGGGGCAATGCCCATATAAAAGAATGTCTGGTAGCGAATATTGTCCGATGCATGGCGGACCTTCTATTGGCAATGCTACGGCTATAGCATCAAAGAAGCTCTATCAGCTCACAAAATGGCGAGCACAACTTGATGCGTTCAGTGAAGGTGATGCTGTAAAATCCCTGAGAGAAGAAATTGGGATTTTACGAATCACTATGCAAGAGACGCTCAATATGTGTCAAAATGCTAATGATCTTCTGATGTATTCGTCGAAGATTGGTGACCTGGCTCTCAAGATTGAGAAATTAGTGTCCAGTTGTCACCGGCTAGAAACGTCATCTGGGATGCTCCTTGACCGTAATGCCGCTATGGAAATCGGTACTTCTATCGTTCAAATCATTTCGAGTCATATCAAAGATGACGAAGTGATCGAAAAGATTAGTGCCGAAATCATCCAAAAGGTCGTCACACTCAATACCGTTACGAAGGTGTGATGGTATCCTACCTGCGTTAATATCATGATTGAAAAGGAAGTCAAGACTTACAAAGTTGAAATAATTGTAGGTCTGAATGGAAGCTTTGAAGAAGCTGAGATCGTCTGTGAAACGTTTTGCAATCTCATCAACGTAGGATTCGAGATTTTTCAGACAAAGCTAAAATCTCCATACTACGGTGAAAAACCTTGTATTCATGTGATCATGATTAATCATCCAAGAAATCCTCGAACTGATCAGACAATCTGGGACGAGGCTGTATCTTTGGGTGTGCAGTTAGCTCGAGAACTCAAGCAAAAATCCTTCACAATAGTAGGGATTGATAAAACGAGGATGTACGAGTTATGATGCAAGCATCATCTATTAAGACCGGCTTTGTGAAGCTTTTCAAAGAAAAGCCGACAGCTATTGGTGCTTTCGCTCCAAAAATGGGCATCCAATTAAAAGCTGGAATTTCAAATACGGGTGTCGTCTATATTGGCGATAGAGATGTATCTAACACTGGCTATCCACTTGAGCCAGGTGAGCCTCTTTTTCTACCATTATCATCTACTAGATTGCTATTTGCGATAGCAGAAAAGTCAGATGATCTCATACACTACATAGTGCTGTCATGATCTACTCTACACCTGGAAATTTTACATGGATTGCACCATCTAATGGTGTAGTTAGAGTACAAATTTGGGGTGCGGGTGGAGGTGGTGGCGGTAGTGGTCTCATAAAAAGTGGATCTGGTGGTGGAGGTGGGGCATACACTGAATCAATCATCAATGTCACCAAAGGAATGACCTACAATATTGTAGTAGGTGCTGGCGGAGCAGGAGGCATAGCTAGTGTGGCAGGCCCAACAAAAGGCTCCAATGGTGAAGCCAGCTCTTTTTCCACCATAGTGTCAAAGGGTGGTGGAGGAGGCAAAATCAATGCTGGAGGCAATGGAGGAAATAATCCTGTTGCTGCTGGTACTATTTCATTTGATGGTGGTGACGGGGCTGATTCTATTGTATCGCTATCTGGTGGCGGGGGTGGATCTTCTGCAGCTCCAAGCTCAAACGGCCACGCAGCAACGAGCTCTCTTGGAGCGATTGGCCCGGCTGAGAGTGGAAACGGAGGAAGCGGTGGTACGATCCTCGTTAATGCGAATCTCTCAGCTGGAGCAGAACCAGGTGGCGGTGGTGGAGGAGCAGGAAATGTCTCGGTTATTGGACATGCAGGGGCGAGAGGAGGTCATGGCAGAGTCATACTGATTTTCTCAGCCAGTCTGACAATCAGTCATACTTTGTCTTTTAGTCAAGTTCTTGGTACCTTTGTTGCAAAAGTACGTAGGATTTTGCAACCAATTGCTTTTCGCCAAGTAGCGACACAAAAAAGTTCGAAGCCTAGATTTGTGTTGCAAAAGCTACCAATAACTCAGAATCTAAGCTGTAGAAGTCTTAAAATAAGATTAGCTACCAACGTAATCAATCTTCGACAATGGAATGTCGGAAATTTGACAAGATTACGCGGTGATAGGCAAATCTTCTATATGACTCAAATTGCAAGTGTTTCGGTTATAAAATCCAGACACGTGCAACAAGTGTTGACAATGAGACAAGAAATACATAAAAATTATGTACACAGTCTCATTATTTGTCAAAATTTGGAACTATTACAACAGGTCGAAATGCCTTCAAAGAGAAGAAAAAGATCAGAGTTGACTCTTATCTGTTCTTTGAAGATGTTAAAATGGATCTAATATGAATCATGCACTTGCAGATCTTATTGCTGAACGTGTAGCACAAGGATTGAAGAGAAAATCCTTGAATACTTGTTCGCGATGGAGTCAAGCTTGTAGGATCATGGGCGGGCAATCATTTCCTGGCCCTTGGTCTTTCAAAAATCATCCTTGGCTTCGAGAGATGCATGATTCGAATGCTGAAATGAATATTGGGCAAAAATCTGCCCAAGTCGGATTCACTGAGACGGCTCTCAACAGAACATTCTTTAAAATTGATGTACAGAATGTTGACTGTCTATATGTATTGCCGGCTCAGACCCCTGATGCTTCGGATTTTTCAGCTGCTCGATTTAATCCAGCACTTGAATTAAGTCCACATTTGACAAAGCTGTTTTCTGATGTCCAGAACGTCGGACACAAACGAGCTGGTAATACAAATCTCTACATCAGAGGTTCTAAAAGCCGCTCAGGTCTGAAATCTATTCCAGTCGGTTTCATCGTATTAGATGAAGTTGATGAAATGGATCAAGACAATATTCCGCTCGCTTTGGAACGTACAGCTGGTCAACTTGAGAAGCAGGTGTGGGCGATCAGCACACCAACGATTCCAAAATTTGGAATCAACAAGCTATTTTTAGATTCAACGCAAGAGCACTTTCATTTTGCTTGTCCGTGTTGTTCTAAAATGGTAGAATTAGTCTTTCCAGACTGTCTTGAGGTGACAGCTGAAGACATAAATGATGAAGATGTTGAGAACTCTTATCTCAAATGTGTTGAGTGTAAGGGTAAGCTCGACCACGAAACAAAGGGAGAATGGTTAGCTAATGGGATTTGGGTTCCTTCTTTTAGAAGTCGAGCCTCTCGAGGATTTTACGTGAATCAGATGTATTCACCTACAATCCATCCTGTCAGTCTAGCTAAGAGCTTTCTAAAAGCACAAAGAGATCCTGCTGAAGAACAAGAGTTGTACAACTCTAAGGGCGGATTACCTCATATTGTGGCTGGAGCAGGTGTCACAGATGCTGACATTGATAGGTCTATTGGACCTTATCGACGATTAGCATTAGCTCCAGATAATGCTTTTGTGACGATGGGGATTGACGTAGGTCGTTGGCTTCATATTGAGATCGATCAATGGCTCATTCCGGGGAACATTGATTCTACAGATCTTAATGTAAGATCAAGACCTAAGATCATTTGGTACGGAAAAGTTCGAGATTTTGAAGAACTTGATGGTCTTATGCGTCAATACAGGATAAATTCAGCTGTCATTGACGCAAATCCTGAACGCCGGAAAGCTTATGAGTTTGCTTCTCGCTTCTATGGTATCGTAAAAATGTGCTTTTACGGTAATGGAGTGAGTGGTAAGCAAATTCATATTGGCAAAGATGAGGAACCAACGATCACAGTGGATCGCACAAGCTGGCTTGATCTTTCTCTTGGAAGATTTCGAGAACCTAATACTATTCAATTGCCTTATGATATTGATTTTGAATATCGGGCACACTTGAAGTCTTTGGTTCGAATTTACGAGAAAGACAAATCTGGTAATCCAGTTGGGCGTTATAATAATGCTGGTGATGATCACTATGCTCATGCCAGAAATTACGCCGAAATTGCACTGCCTTTTGCTGTCAGCTTCGCGAATCCTCAGGATATACAGAGTTACTGATACTAATCCGCGAGGGAGTAATGGCATTAGTAAAAACTGTCGCGGATTTGAGGCATCCTTATTATCAGGAGCATCTCCGTGATTGGCAACTTTGGAGAGCGACATATGAGGGTGGGCAATACTTCATTGATCAGTACCTTCAAAGATTCAGCTCAAGAGAATCGAAAGAAGATTTTGAACGTCGCCGGAGAGTAACGTATAATCCAGCTTTTGCAAAAGAAGCTGTAGACGAGATTAAGAACTCCATCTTTTCTCGCCTTGTTGATATCAGTCGATCTGGTGGTTCTGAAAGCTACCAAAGAGCTATTACTGGAGTTGAAGGAGGTATTGATCTCCTAGGCTCCTCGATGAATAGCTATATTGGACGGAGAGTATTGAGTGAACTTCTCCCTATGGCCCGTGTAGGGATATATGTAGACATGCCTCAAATTTCTGGGGTAACTATTGCTGACTCTTTGGGGGTGAGACCTTATGTCTATCTCTATCCAACCGAAGATATCTGTAATTGGGTCTACGACCAAGATGCAAATCGAAGTGAGTTCTCTAATTTGCTCCTTCGAGACTATTACAATACATACGACTCAAAAACCGGATTGCCCTCTGGATCAGCCTCAAGATACAGACGTATGTGGGTCGACTCTGGACGGGTCTACTTGCAATTTTACAATGAGGGCGGTGTGGAGATTGACGAGTACGGTGTCCAGTCCAAGGATTCGGTTATCGTGCTCAATATCCCTCGCATCCCGTTCATGATTGTCGAAATCAGTAGCAGTATTCTTTGTGAAGCTGCTAAGTACCAAGTAGCCTTGCTGAATCTCAGTTCGGCTGATATGGCCTACGCTCTGAATTCAAATTTCCCATTCTATGTGGAGCAATTTGAACCGAGAGCTTCTACTGAGATGTTCAGAACGCCTGCTGGTGCACAAGCCGGAGATAGTACAGAAGCTGCTACAGCAAACACGACAGAAGTAAAAGTCGGGGTTAGCAAAGGTCGTCGTTATCCTAAGGGCATGGAACGACCAGGATTCATTCATCCATCTCCGGAGCCTTTGAAGGCTTCTATGGAGAAGCAAGAACAAATGAAGCGAGAGCTTCGACAGCTTGTGAATTTGGCTGTCACAAATCTAAGTCCTAAGATGGCATCCGCAGAATCCAAAGGAATGGATCGCCAAGGACTTGAAAGTGGATTGAGCTACATCGGTCTTGAACTTGAAAATATGGAAAGGAAGATTGCTGAATATTGGTCCATGTATGAAAACAAGGACGAAGCAACAATCTATTATCCGACCAATTACTCAGTTAAGACTGATAATGAACGTCAAGCAGAGGCTAAGGTATTACAGGAATTACTTCCTGTTGTACCATCCAGAACTTATCAACGTGAAATTCAAAAGCGTATTGCCGACTTGGTAGTCGGCAGACATATTGAAATTGATCAGCTTGATAGGATTCTTGGAGAGATTGAGAAATCTAAGGCAATTACTGTTGAAGATGATTCGATTGCCAAAGATGTGGAAATCGGTATTCTCGATCTTGAACTTGCTTCTGAACTTCGAGGCTACCCAAAAGGTACAGTTGAGAAAGCCGCTGAAGATCATACTGCCCGTCTTGAGCGTATTGCTAAGACACAGCAGAAAGATAATGGTATGATCAATGGTGCACCAGCGGCTCGAGGAAATCCGATGATGGATCCAAATCCTGGATCCGCTAGTCAGGAGAAAAAAGAGGCACAAGACACAACCAAAGATGATGTTGTGACGAAAAAAGTAAGAGGGGAGGCTGATTAATGTCCGTTGTAAAATGGAATGGTTGGACAGATCGCGGAACGATCTTGACAACTGAACTCAACTCTCTTACTGACACCAGCCGGACTGCTGTTGGCAGCGAAATCAATAACGGCAGCAACAAAGATCAGTACGGTAAGGTCGAAGTTCAAGTAACCTTTGGTAGTAATCCGAATGCTACCGGCTATCTTGAATTATATGCCGTTACTGCACCAGATGGTACTAATTATGAGGATGGATCTTCTAGTGTAGATCCTGGTCCTCATAGGCTTGTTGCCTATATTCCGGTAAGAGCAACTACAAGTGCCCAACGCTTGACTTCTCCGATTTTTGGATTGGAGCCTTCTAAGACGAAATTCATCCTTCGTAACAAGAGCGGACAAGCTTTTCCAAGCTCCGGTTCGACTGTCAAGCTATATACAACGAATGACGAGGTAGCCTAATGTCTCGACGTGGGGCTTACAGTTTTGGTACGAGAAGTATCTTCAATCAAAAGATTTCTCGTATTGGACAGGAAGCCACAGGTCTTATTCTTTGGCTTCCTATGGATCATCCGGGCGGACCAGCTTATGAAGCCGTTTTTGGTACTGCCGGTGAATTAGTAAATGGTGCTAGTTGGGTACCTGGACCTAACAATCGTTACGCTGTTCAATTTGATGGCACAGATGATTATCTTGAAATGCAAGATACTCTTCTGAATCGAATTGATGGCGTTGACATGACTTTGGCTTTTTGGATCAAGCCAGTTAATGTCAGTTCTGTTGTCGTTGGAGCTGAAAAAGGGAATGATAATTCAGGTAACGTTTCCTTTGGCTTTGGCTGGAATACTGATGGAAAATTATCTTTTATCCATCGGAATCAGTTTGTAGCAACGTCTAATTATGTCATGCAAGCTAACGTATGGCAGCATGTTGTAATTGTTAGAACTGATGCTGGCATGTCTGGGGCAAACTTTGATTACTATGTTGATGGTATCAACATTGGTAATTTCGGTACAGCTGTCCCTGCTAGTAGTAACTCAGCCTCTTTTACTTTTGGTACTAGAGGTAGTGGTAATACCAGAGCTTTCTTTCTTCAAGGTGCAATTTCTGATGTTAGGCTTTGGGTGCGGAAAGTCCCAGAAGCTGAAGCTTTACGGCTTCATACTCCGGAATCTGCCGACAGATTACGAGCTCGAAATCGAGTAAGAGTCTCAATTGGTGCACCCTCTGACGATAGTCTCACGATTGCAGGCAATGCTAGTATTTCTGTAGTCAGTCAGTATGACTATGTGAATAGCATGACGCTTGCAACTATTGGTGACTGTGTAGGAATACCAGGAACACCATACATAGATACATTGTCTGTTGATTCGATAAGTGATTTTGTAATCTTACCGGGAACAGGTTACACTGATATCTTATCGGTCGATGGATTTTCAAATGTATCTTTACTATCAGGACTCGGACTTCAAGATAGTCTGACAATTGATGGTATCGCAGAATTTCTTGGAGAATTGATACTAGCTGTAACACTAAGTATCAATGGGATTTGCGATATTACAAGTGTTGGAAACATCTCTTTTATCAAAACTGTAACTATCGCAGGTATTAGTGATTTCACTAGCCCTGGCGGTATTTCCTATTTTGTTAATCGAGCAATTGAAGCCATTGCTGATATTTCCAGACTCGCAGGATTTGGATACTTTGATACCCTCGATATTGATGGTATCTCAGATATTTCACAAGACGGTATCCGAATCCAAAACGATTTTCTTAATATTGATGGTGTTGCAGATCTAGAAATTGAAAATCAGTATATACCTAACATCACGTTAGTTGTAGCTGGATTTGCAGATCTAGATATCGCAGACATCATGGAAATGGACAACACCTTGACTCTAACGAGTCACGCTGTTCTCAATATTGAGAACTTCTATGATATCTTGTTGGCTACTAATGTTGTATCTGATTTTACTGCAACAGTTGATCGACTTACAGGTACAGTACACAATCCAAGTGCTGCTGGGTCTTTCAGTGCGACGTGTGAAGGTGTGTTCAATAGAATTGTACCACACCTACTAAGTATGACACAACTAGCAACATATAAAAAGCCAACAGCTATTGTCTCACAAGTCTTGACATTTGTTCAGACTGTTGGACTAAAAAGGATTAGAAACGAAACAGTTGCACAATCCTTAACTTTTACACAGCTTGCGGAAGGTTATCGAGGAGTTGTTCAGACTCTTAGCCTTTCACAGGTAGCAACGTGTGTGAAAGTAATATCTCGAACGGTTAATCAGACTTTTGCTATGACGCAGCAAGTCGCGAGAGCCGTAACTTATAATCTGGATGTTGAACAAACGCTTGTATTCAATCCAGTAAGGCAACGAACCACAACGATTATTGGTTCTATTGGTGGTGGAAATCAGACGACTGTCAGTTACAACGAACAAGTAGCTAGTGCTGTTTTAGTGCCAATTAATTGTCTCGTTGTGATTGGAACACCAGCACAGAATGTTGTCTTGCCTTGTCCGCTATTTGGTGATACGCAAAACTATAGCGGAGAAATGAATCTCAAACGGACCATGACAGGTGATGTGTTCACCTACGTCAAGAAGACATCTACAGAAAAGCTCAAGTATACGTTTGAAATTGGAACGTATAAGGCACTTGAGCTACGGGATTTCTTAGTCAATCACTCACATGAAGTGTTAAGCCTTCTCAACTGGAAGGGTGAAACATGGATTGTATTCATCGTGAATAATCCCTTTGAATTCACGAAGAACAGTCGATGGCAACCTAAGGGTGAAAGAATCACGATCACTCTTGAATTTGAAGGTATCAAAATATGAATGAAATTATGGTGCCTTCTCAAGGCATTTCGGATTCTTTTAAAGTGTACAGCACGACACTCTATGATGTCGAATGCTGGGATAATTGGGTTCGGGACAAAAACGGACGTATGATCCGCAGGCGAAAGACACCAAAGCTTCGCTGGCGAGATCATTTTCACAACATTGTTGTGACTGTTGGCTTGAACAAGCTTCTTGATGCTACGTTCAAGAATGGGCTGACGACTCCTGCTTGGTATGTCGGTCTAAAAGGTACTGGCACTATGGTGGCTGGTGACACCATGAGTTCTCATGGTGGATGGTCAGAGATTGTTCCATACTCTGACTCTAATCGGCCGACTTTTACGCCTGGCACGATTAGCTCTGGTGCTGTTGACAATTCAGCGTCCAAAGCTACTTTTAATATCAACACGACTGCGACCGTATATGGTTGTTTTCTTGTTGACAATAATACCAAGAGTGGTACGACTGGTATTCTCTATGGCGGTGGTGACTTTGGAGCAAGTCGCTCGGTTGTGAACGGAGACACATTAAATGTGACTATCACTCTAACGCAAACGAGTGCTTGAAATATTGAGTGATTTTATTATCACAAAAAGGCTGAAATATGCCACATGATTTTCTCCCTATTCCGCTTGTTGATATGGATTGCGAAATTAGGTTCTGGACGAAAGCGATAAGAAAAGGTCCTGATGATTGTTGGATCTGGGTTGCAGGTTGTACAGGTAACTTTGAAGCTAAGAGAAGACCCGTATTCAAAATCGGAAATACCAATTATATTGCTGCTCGTGTTGCTTGGATGATCAAGCATAAGAAAGATCCTGGTAATCTTCTGGTGTGTCATACGTGTACACCAGAACAAGGCAAAAGACAGCTCTGTGTTAATCCCAATCACTTGTGGCTTGGGACATACTCACAGAATTCGCAAGATGCAGCAGATAAGGGATTGCTTGCAACTGATAATAGAAGCAAGCTTACTGATTCCGATATCACCAGAATCATCGAGATGTATGAATCTGGTATGAGTGCTGCTGAAATCGGTAAATGGTGGAATCTTACCAGAGAAAGCATCTGGAGAATTGCCACCGGTCGACGTAAAAAGGGAAGTATATGAAAGACCGCCTTCTTCGCTTTTTCAACTATACTCACTTACCTGAACATCTTCAGGCTGTGAGTAAGCCGTTTCACGATCTTGCTCACAAGATCTGTGACGATATTCCAAGCAATCCTGAACGAACGGTAGCTCTTCGAAAGCTGCTGGAATCGAAAGATTGTGCTGTCAGGGCTGTCTTACCAGAGGAGTGATATGATCACAAACGCAATACTTTTGCTTTGTGCTCTTTTCTGTATCATTGGCCACTTTTTCATTGAGACGCGTACAAAATTAAGCTATGCCAAAAGCTATGAAGCTTTTGCACATATCTTTGTTGGCGTGTTGATTGGAGGGTGCCTTACCATTCATTTTGAATGGCCACCAGAAATAGCTTCGTTTCTTTTGGTAATTCTTATCGTGCTCAGTATTTTTGAGCTCGGTATGTTTCTTTTCTGGAGATAGTTCGAAATGCGTACTGTCACTGTAGGCCAGTCAAATGTCCAAGCCTACTTTGACGTAAGGCTTTTGGATAATTTGTCTCCGGCTTTGAGCGAAGCTGGCGGTCAACCTGAATACCAGATCAATGATGGTGGTTGGAATCCATCTGGTATTAGTACGCTAGTTTCTGTCTCTTATGGTCGATACTCAGCTACTCTATCAGCTGGTATCATCACAACACTTGGTGATGTGATTTTCACCAGGTATAAGTCAGGGAGTACGGCAGAATCACGGGGCGATACATTTTTGGTGAGCGATGGAACTACGCCAACAGATTTGGCGAGCATCGCTTGTTATGGGAGTGTACCTGAAGCTGACTTCTACTTTTCACAATCTCTTGGTGGCAAGACTTGGAAAAAGAAAAGTCCAGACGAAAAGCAACGGGCTCTCAATGATGCGGCAAAAATGATTGATCGTCTCAATTTTGCTGGGTGTAAGTCTTCGACTGCTCAAGTCTTACAGTTCCCAAGAGGTACATCCGATGTGAATGTGCCTGACGATATTAAGGCAGCATCTTATCTTATCGCGAATAAGTTGCTTGATGGTTGGGATGCAGATATCGAAGCTGACATTATGGCTGTTCAAAGCAATCGTTATCAAGGTGCATCAACCATGTATAATCGGGAGTATATCCCGGAACATATTAGGGCCGGTATTCCAAGTGCTGAAGCTTGGAGACTGATTAGACCTTATGTTCGCGATACTCAAGAGATCAATCTCATTCGTCAATAAGGCCACCGTAGGCCGAAATCTACGGGGAAGGTGACCTATGTATAAGTTCAAATTCAAGTTGGCTTCTCCCTGGCTCAACGTCTATAATGACGGGAATCCGAATCCTACGCCGACGGATCCGCCAGCACCGACTGATCCTCCTGCTACTCCTCCGACGCCGACTGATCCTCCTGCTACTGGAGATCAGAAGTTCACTCAAGAACAAGTGAACAAGATGCTTGCCGAAGATCGGCGAAAGCATCAGAAACAAGTCGAGACCCATGTTGCTGAGTTGACTCGGCTCAAGCAATCTAAGGGTCTAACGGAGAAAGAGAAAGGAGAACTTCAAGCTCGTATTGAGGAGCTCAACACTTCACTCTTGACAAAGGAGCAATTGGCTCGCCAGAATGAAGAAAAACTGAAAGGCGAGCACAAAAAGACGGTCGAAACTCTTACGTCGGAACGCGATGATTGGCGAAAGCGATTCATTGATTCCACTATCACTCGTACCATTCAGGACGAGGCAATCAAAGCTGAAGCATTTAGTGCTCAGCAAATCGTTACCCTTCTTCAAGGGAATACTCGGTTGGCCGAGGTGTTGGATGAAAACGGGCAGCCTATCAAAGATCATTTTGAAGTGAAAGTTTCGCTTCGTGATCTTGACAAAGATGGGAAGCCTACTACTCTGGATCTTACGGTCCCAGAGGCGTTGAAGCGGATGAAGGACAGGGTCGAAGATTTCGGCAATCTGTTCAAGTCCGGTGTGGCTGGTGGCCTTGGTGGTACGTCCGGCCAATCCAATGGAAAGAAAATTGACCCCAAAGATATGACTCCTGAGCAATGGGCTAAAAAGCGACAGGAGTTGGGATTGGGGCGTCGAAAGGGTGGCTAATGCTTCAGTTCATCTATGCCAAGCCGATTGTCAACGTCCACGCGAATGACGTGGAAGCCTTCATTCCGGAGCTCTGGGCCAATGAATCGCTGGCCATTCTCCGGGAAAACATGATCGCGGCGAACATGGTTCATCGTGATTTCGAACCAGAGTTCTCTCGTTTTGGCGATATTGTTCACACCCGACGACCGGGCGAGTTCTCCGCGAAGCGTAAGGATCGTACTGACGATGTGACGATCCAGGACGCTACGGCGACTGATCTGCAAATCAAGCTCGATCAGCACGTTCACGTATCATTCATGATCATGGACGGAGAAGAGACCCTGTCTTTCAAAGACTTGGTCACGACTTATCTCGAGCCGGCCATTTTGGCTCAAGCTCGATTCGTTGACAAAATCGTGCTTGGGCAATACCCGCAATTCTTGGGTAATGCCTACGGATCTCTCCTCGGTTTGACGAGTGGCAATGTCAAGGATCGTATTCTTGGCACTCGCAACTTGCTCAACATCAACAAGGCCTACACTGAAGGCCGAAATCTGATCTGGTCTCCCAGCTCGGAAACCGTTGCACTGTCCTTGGCGGAATTCACCAATGCTCAGGACACCGGTGATAACGGGACGGCTCAAGCTGAGGCTTTCCTCGGTCGAAAGTTCGGTTTCCAGAACTGGATGTGCCAAAATATGGCCGATGTCTCGGCCGGTAACACGACGTCGTCTGGTGCAATCAATAACGCTGCTGGTTATGCCAAGGCCAGCACTTCTGCGATGACTGTGGATGGTATCACGGGTATCATCGCGACTGGTACGTGGTTCAAGATTGCGGGTGACGATCGTCCGCAACGAGTGACTGCTCACAGTGAGACCCTTGGTAACACTACGAGCATCACCGCCTCTTACCCGTTGGGTGCAGCGGTTGCGGATAATGCCGTGATCACTTTCTACACTCCGGGTGCGATCAATTTGGGTGCGGGCTATGCGGCTGGATGGTCCAAGCCGATGGTGATTGACGGCTTCACCGTGGCACCCAAGCAAGGTCAGACGGTCAGCTT